GTATCCAAAGCATGGAATCTTACACCCATGTATCTAATTGCAGAATCAGCATAATTGAATTGTAGAGTGTAAGTGTGCCCTGTTCCAATTTCTGCGGGAAGTTTGCCATAATATCCATAAACAGAAGCGTCGTATGTAGTAATTTTTGCTGTGGTTGCTGATGTACCACCTGTAATTATGTTCGTGGTGTTAAATGCGCCAGTTGGACTTGTTAAAAGAATTACTGTTCCATTATTCATGACCGCTGAAACCGTAGCAGTATAACCAGTTGTTGCTTGAGTAACAGTTTCACCTACCACAAATCCTGTCCCTGTAATTGTATTTAGAGGAGCATATCTGCCTGAAGTCAATCCGCCAAATAAACCGTTTAAAAAATGTCCAAGTTGTTTAGGTTCAACATTCATTGTGATTGTTCCAGCAGGAGCGGCAATAGCTTTGGAAATTGGCCTAATATTCAAAGCTCTATTTCCTGCTACTGGCTGAGATGGTTCACGATCATATAATACCGTCAAGTTTTCTTCGTTAAGTTCGAAAAAATTTGTTGGAGTAAGTGGAGTGTTTGGAGTTGTTTCCTTAATAAGTGAAGCAACGCTAACCCGTGAATAAAAATCCCTTAAAGGTGCTGTCATAATTATTTAAATTAGGAATTAAGTTTTTTAGATTTTTTAGTTTTTTCTACATTATCAACCATTGTCTGTACTATGATGGCTTCTTCAACCAATCCTCTAGCCACAAGTGTTGTTCCTAATTCATTATCTATTTGCATTATTTCACCAATTCGAAATGCGGGATAATTAGGAATAACGAAATTTTTTAAAACTTTTATTTGCATATATTTAGGGTTATGTTCGTGGAGAAGACATTACATAGAATTTTAACTGCATTTTTGCCTTGTAAAAAACTTTTCCATTAACTAAATGTCTATCATAGTTTATCACAATGTCGTCATTGTATAAATAATTATTTCCCTGTATGTATTTGCGAATAATACCTAGAACAGTTGTGTTTTTTGGAGAATGATTTGCGTTTCTTTCCTCAAAAATATCTTGTAGTTCTTTTTGCGCAACCAAAATATCGTCCGTTAATTCATTTATACTTACATTTGCGAATGAATTGGTAAAAGCTTCAATTGTTACGTCAAATAACCAGCGATCTGTTGTAGTTGATTTTTGTTGAATAACTGTTGAGTTCCCATAAATACAAAGCGCAGGTAAATAGTTTATTGGAATATTGTCATTTATGTCTCCAATATAATAATGTTTAAATTTTTCAAAAGTTAAAGTGTCTCCTGATGTTTGAGCCGCAATAGCGTCAACAGTAAAATTATTTGCGTCAACGACAGTAATGGCTCTTTTTGCATTTGCTCTAGTAACGTTCACAATATTATCGCCATTTTTTAAACCGTGTGCAGTAACTTTGACGTTTGTCGTGGTAGTACCCGATTCGGCCGTGTGGCTGGTATCAAGATTTGACCTTAAATTATCCCTGATTTCTTTTAAAACTTCGTACATTAAAAGGATTGGTTACGGCCCATGATGGACGATTGAGCCATTGTAAAACGTGGAGCTGTATTGTTTGAAGCACTTGCATCAGAACTTGCTGCATTTGGATAACCGTAAACCGTGGCTGCCGAAGTTAAAGAAAATTCTACCCCAGTAGAAGAGTCAAAAAGCTTTATTTGACGTTTTGCGATTGCTAAAAGTGTATCCATTTGGATTTTCCAAGCTTTTTCAATTTCTAGTCCAGGTTGAACTTCAATATTTTTGTCCTGTTCGCGGTAAATAATTAATGTAGTAATTTCTTTTGCCAAATTAGCTATAATGTCTGGTGTACTCGATAAAGGCAATTGATAAGCTCCTCCAATTGTTGAATTAATTAGATCAGTTGCTTCTGCAATTTTCTGTGTAATATAAGCAGAAGAAATATTGGTTGTATCCTTAAATGGTGATTGATTGCGAATATCGGCTTCTGTGCAATAAGGCATATTTAAGTGTTTTTAAATGCTAATTTTTGAACGATAAATGCGTCTAATTTTGATGCCAAACTTTTAACATCGATTTTCATTTCTTGTTGTTGGCCTCGAACATCTTGCACCTGCTGGTACAAAACTCCATAGCTCATGGCAGCTCCAGTTAGCGATATTACTACCCCAATACTGATAGCTGTTCTAGTGGTTATGCTTGCCATATATTTTGTTAAAATATTAAATTAGTTATAAAATTACATTGCGAATATTGCCAGTATCTACAGCTGTCGCTGTGGTAACACAAGTTGGCCCTGCCCAATTAGCCTTTACAATTTGTATGTCGTACAAGTAAACGTCAAGAGCTGCGTTTGCTGAATTATTTGCTATAATACATGTTCCAGCTCCAGTACAATCTGTTGATGTATAGTATATTCTTGACCATGTGCCAGTAGCAGTTAAATCACTGCTATATGCTGCTGTTGAGTTCGCCTTTAGACGCATAGTCTGAGTTCCTCCAGCAACCGTTTTTACCCATGCCGACATTGTGAAAGAACCAGTGCCTACCGCTGGATTATATCCGCTTCCACGAACGTATTGTAATGCTCCACCGGTACATGTAAGACGAGAAAATGTAGACGTGGCTCCAGTTGGATCAACTCCTGAAACCGTTGCCAATGTAGATGTTGCGTCATTTGCCCATGTCGCTTGAGTGATATCGTTAGAATTCTTAACTAGATTTTGTTTCTGTGCCACGGCTGTCCTTGCGGAAGACGTGCTTCTTGCTGATGACACGTTTCGTAAATTCCCCGTGTTTATAGCCGTTGTCGTTGTCGATACCTTTGGCCCCTGCCAGTTCGCAGCAACAATTTGATAGTCTGTAGCGTAGATACCAGAGGCATTATCTCCTGTATATGATGGAAACGATGCTGAATATGACGGTGTTGCTGAATCACTGGTGAATATACAGTTATAGATTGCACCAAGATCAACAGCTCTAGCCGTAATAGAGATACGATACCATCCATTACCTTCCGATGAGATGGTATATGATGGTTCAACAACTGTCCCTGTTGTAGATGAGCCAAGGAACGTTCCTGTACGAAGATCAACAAGAACAGAGTATCGGCTCAGTCCAGCTCCAATGATAATCTCCAAACCTCCATATCTGCGTGTTGCCTCTTTTAATGAAGCGGAAATCGTATAGTAATCAGTTGGAACTACAGATCCAGTATTTCGATAGAGGATGTGGAATCCTGTTGAGTTATCTTCAACGATCTGATCGGCGGTCATCGTACCGTCCGGGCCGATAGCTGCATTAGATATGATTGGCGTCCCTGCTTTTAATCCAGCTTTAAGCCAATCGGAGTTCGCACCGTTTTTTGAATGAGTTAGTAGATTTTGTCTTTGAGCTATCGCTGTTCTTGCCATAAATATTTAGATTAAATTACTGGTTCTACTATTTGCACTTCCATAGCTTTTCCTGTTTCAATTCCCGGATCTGGCGCAATTTTAATGAGGACATCATCAAGCGCTTTTGCAGTTGGTAAGCCTGTAACTGCTGTTGATGTATTTTCACCCGCACCTGCTGGATTGTAGTATCTCATGTTAGGCTTTTTTAAAGGTTACTTCCACTTTCTTTGCAGGCTCAATAGTTGGCGTAGGCGGAACTAATTCGCTTTTACGAGCCAATAATTGCGCTTCATGATGTTTTGCGACACTTGCTGCAAATACATCACAGTCCTGACCAAGTGGGCAAAGGTATGTTTGTTCTTCTACGAAGTCTTTAACAAAAGCCTCTTTTACTTCTTCGCCGTTTTCGTTAGTTACTAACTGTGAATCAAAAACAATAAAGTCTTTTGGAAGATCAGGCTTAATAATTAATTTAAGCAAAGTTCCATCAGCCGTTGCAGTTTTTTCTAAAATAGCGTATTGCGCCATATATATTTTTTTATTAAATAAATACTCCGTTAGTAAAATGTTCACCTGCCGTTGCTGAATTCGTGAATGTTCCCGGTGTTGTCGAAATAGCAAAAGCCCAACCAAGAGTGCTGTGAATACCCATATCAGTAAAATCTGTAGTAGACCAGCCAGCTACTCCCGGTGTGCCGCTTGCTGCTGGCGGAATTGGAATACTAAACGCTGGAACAGCCCCTCCTGCTGGTACAGTAGCCGTTTTGTGAAGTTGCAAATATCTCACCGCTGCATTCGCATTTGTCGTATATAAAGAAATCATATTTCCTGCCGTAGCCTTAATGTTCAAAGTTGTATTAGCTCCAAGGTTTTTAAACTCCGAAGGCGCATAAGTAGCTGAAGCAAGCGGCCTTGTAGCTGTTGCTATTACCTGATTTGTGTTATCTTCAGCTTTGGCAACTAATGTTTCATTGACATCCAGTGCTCCGTTTACGTTACATTGACCTACTGACTTATCTCCATTACTTAGCGTTGGCTTAGTTGTGTTATACGTATTCTTGGAAGTGCTTCCTACTCCACCTGTTTCATCAATTGTTTGTACCAAAACAACATTATCTGTTGCACTGCGAGCCGTATTGGCTGGATTAATAATAGCTCTTAAATCGGAAGCTCCATTTTTTAATTCAACTGCCCCAATTTCAATATCTCCTGCTTGCAAAGTCGCATTAGTTTGTACCTGAAAAATATTGTAAGCTGCTGAAAAAGAAGTAGTATTAGTGGCTTTTTTACAACGGACGTGTCCTGTTTGATAGTTAACCCAAAAATCACCATTACTCATTTCTGAATCTTTTTTGCTTGGACTGACTTCATTTGTAAATGCTGTAGACGTAATAACCAAAGAGGTATCACCAACAACAGCTACGTCTGCTCCGTGCGAATCAGCAATTGGATGAAAAGGAATATAAACATCCACAAACGTACCTGCTGCTCCTGCTGCTAATGTTGGCGCATAAACTGTGGCTGCAATAGCAGTGCATGAACCTGTTTGCGGATAGGTTCTTACTGCAGTTAAATCTAATTGGTTATCGGACATAATTTATATTTTAGTGAATAAATTTTTCGCGCATAAATTTCTTTTCTAAAAATTCAACTTTTACTTTTTCACTTGGATTAACTGTTTCGCCTTCTTTGTAAAGGACATCGTCATGTAAAACATTTCTCAGCATAACGTAATCCCCAGTAAAAGTTTTTTCAGGAGTTTTAAGTTCTTCTTTAGTTTCTTTAGTTTCTGGTTCTTCTGCTTCAATTGTAATCATGTCGCCAACTTTTACGCCTTGTAATGCAAGATCTTTATTGTCAACTAAGTCTTGTTCAGTTACTACATGATTAACTACTTTGCCATATTTGGCTTTTAAAACTTGATATTCTTTTCTTTCTTCGCCTACCAAGTTCTTGTAACCTTTTTCTTTAAGTTCTAACCAGCGTTCCATAGGATGAATTTTATTAAATAAATATGGATGAATAAACTTTATAAGGGGAACTGTCATCCACAATTCCCCCTAAAAACCTATTGGCTAGGTTGTTCCACTGAATCTCAGACAGAAATTAGGGAACGTCATTGTATTTGCAGATGTCGCAGCAGCAGCAACTCTAACTAGGAGTCTGTCGCCCTTTGCTACAACCAAATTTCCAGCTGTTCCATGAACAGTTAATGATCTCTTTGTGTTTGCAGAAATAGCAGAACCACCAGTTAATTTAGTGGTATTTGCATCAGTTGCAGCAAGCATAGCAGTACTACCAGCACCAGCTTGACCCAAATTAGTAATTGAGAAAGTTACATAATTTGTGTCGTGTGCAGCAAGAGCATCAACAGCAGAAAAATCAACTGAATCTAATGAACCAGCTTCACCAACAACAACGTAAATATCTGTATTACCAGTTGTTGCGATAGTAGCAGGTCTAGCTTCCTGAATTTTTGAACCAGCAGGAGTAGACATTTGTGAACGAACTACATTAGCAACAGCTGCTGATTTCAATTGGAAATTAGAAGCCGCAGTTGTACCAATATTTTCGTAAGTACCAACTATGCCAGCACCAGCATTTGTTTTGATAAATACACAACCTTTCGCAAAGCCAGCTTCTGTTCCCGGTACAGTTGTACCAAAACATTCTAATACGTTTTCTGAAGAGTCAAATCTTGTAGCTGTAACTGCAGTTGACCCCGGAGTTACAGATACGCCTGCCATTATTACAGCAGGCGGATTCGTAATTTGCCCTTCATATTTTACAGGTAAATTCATTCGTAAAAAATTAAGGACTAAAACTAAGCTATTGCGTTTTGGATTAAGTAAGCTGCACCAGCGTCGCAAATATGTTGATCGAAGCTGTAAGAAGTACGTACGTAATCAGATTTTTCTTTGATTTCTGGATAGGTATCGACTGACCTTGGAAGATCAAAGAAAGTATAAGCGAAAGTTGGAGTTAAGATTGAAGGACTTGGAGTTGTATAATGTAAGATTACATGATTGCCCCAAAGTTCTGTTAATGTCGGACTCTGACCTTCAGTTGTTAAATCGCCAACTGCTTCTCCAACGAATACATTTTTGAAGTTGAAGAATTGTTTTAACCAATTGCCCATATCGGCATCACTTAATTGTCCACCATTAGTGTATTTGATAGAATCTCTAACTTTTGGATGAGATTTTAAGGTCTTAAATGTTGGATAATTCATTGTGATTGAGTTCGGTCTTCGAGCAACTGCCAAACGAACTGCATCAATACCAGTATTAATATTTGCGAAAGGGTCTGATGTAGCTAATGAACTCCACTGATTGCCACCTGACAAAGTAACATAGTTTGTCAAAAGTGTTTGGTCTGCCATAGCTGTAGCCATAGCATATTCCTGATTTTGTAAAATCAAATCAGTTGCAACTTTTGTCGCATCACGTTTTGGGTCGTAAGGATTGTCTGTATTAGCAGCTAATTCCCAAGGTACTTGTTTTTCAAACGAATGTTCGTAACAAGCATATTTATCGGAAATATTAACAGAGTAATTGAACCCTTGTGCTCTGTTGCCTGGAAGACGTAAACCTTGTCCCTTGTAAACTCTTAGATTTTCTTTGCCATATTTTGGCACGATACCTGTTTTCTGAACAACTTTTAAGGTTGGTGCAATAAGTTCAGCAATATAAGTTTCATTGCTATAAAACAATGAAATCTGTGTAAGGAACTTATCGACTTTTGCTTGTCCCATCAATGGGCCTTGTGGACTTGTGTAAGGCATGATTATTTATTTTAAAAAGTAAAAATTAAACTGTATATAGACCTGTTGAAACTTCAACCAAGATTAAGTCGCCAGATACGCCACCAGATTTAGCAACTGCACCATAGCAATCCTTGTCTGTTGTACAAGCGATACCTGTTCCACCACTTGTATTAGGTTTAATCCAAGGAAGAGTTGTTACTACTGTGCCAGCAAGTACCAATTTTGAAAAGCCAGCAAGACGAACTGTTGCGTAAGCAAGTTTAGTTGCTGTTCCAACTGGAGCATTTTGTAAAATACCCAATGGAGCTGCGCCAGATGGACAAGTTACTACTAATTCATCTCCATCTAAAGCTACGAATGTATATTGTAATGCGGACAAATCAGAAGCTGTTGGAAAATCATAATCTACTCCAACGATCTGTTTGACCAAAGTTTGTTTGTATAGGTTAGTCATAGGATTTTTATTAAATAAAAGGTTAATTAAGCACTCATTTCAGCAATAGCCATGTCTTGAGCTTCTGCGATAGTTGAAGCTTTCTTTTCGGAAAGCAATGCAGCAGCACGAGCAGTAATTTTATCTGCATATTTTTCAACATCAGCCTCTGACTTTAGTTTTGCTTGAGCCTTAACGCCGAAACTACCATGAACAGACAAGTCTACATGTTGGATCGCAGGCAAAATCTCTTCCAAGAGAGTTTGACGTTGAGCCGAATCAAGACTCATCAAAAAGTTTGTAACTTTTTCAAGAGTTTCTGCATCGTTTTTAAAGCCTACTGTATTTTCTTCTGATAGAACAAATTTACTTGTTAATTGTTCTGATAATTCCTTGCGAGCGATAACTTCTGCAAGATCACTATTTGCTTTTGCTGTTTCCGCAGCCTGTTGTTCTGCTAATTCTAAACGTTTTTGCATAGCTTTAAATTCTGTTAATGATACTGATTCAACCATCTCAGAAAGTTTTTTCTTTTTTTCTGATTCGTCGCCATCTGGTTCGCCTTCTGATTTTTCCATTTTTGCGGCAAGAGCCTTTTTCATTTTGCCTACTTCTTCTTTATTTTCTGCTTCATCATATTTAGCAGCCTGTTTGTTAAACTCTGCCATATCCTCCTTTGTTACCTTGTCTTTTTCCATTAATTTGCCATGAATAGCCTTTAAATCTTTCATAGATTGAAAGTTAAGAAATAATTGTAGATTTTCCGATAATGAAACTGGAGCCATGCCTTTAACAGCAGGCACATTTGTAAGAGCGCATCCAATAAAGACATTTTTAACTTTTTCTCCTGTCTTTGCGTCTGGATATGCTGGTGCAAGTTCCGAACTAATATAACGGAATTGCTTTGTTGAAACTTTTTCAGTGCCGAGTGGCGTCCATTCGACCTTCGCTTTTAGCGTGTCGCCCTCAACAAACAAATCTTTAATCCATGCAGCAGCTTCTCCTTCCCTATCATGTCCAAGATTAACTTGAAGCTCTGTTCCGTAAATGCCTTTCTGGAAATTCTTGACATAGTCGTCAAGCATTTCTTTAGTTATTGTTAAATTTCTATCGTGAATTTTACCCACACGTAAAACCTCAATCGTTGATTGCGTTTGGGAAAGATCAATCTGATCGAGTAAATCCATCGTATAAATATGTTCGCCTAATTGTACATTCTCAAAATCCATAAACTTAAAAATAAGTTGCTGACATTTCGAGAATGTTCTGTATAAATTCTATACTGCACTAAGTTATTCCGCAAGTGATTTGATTCATACAACCACAGCGAATTTTGTTTTTACGATAGGGACACTTAATTTCAATTATTAATTCACCTTGAACAATGCCATTAGCTACATACTTAAAAAGCAATTTGCCGCATTCAATGCAGCGAATATCACTCTTCATCTTTCCTAAGGTCATTAATAATGGAATCGGAAGACTTTTTTCCTGCTGCATCTAAAGGTTTTTTAAGTTGTTCAAAACTGTTAATTGTGGGAACTCCCCCCATAGTGTCAAAGGCGTCTTGAGCTTCACTGGATAATCCTGCTTCATTTGGATTAAATTCTTCGTTTGCCAGAATAGGAATCCAAATTCCGCGACAATTAGTATGAACTTGATCTAATTGAGCCATTGGGTCATGAGCAGAAACTATTTGCTCATCTAATTCTTCGCACAATGCACAAGTGCGATTATCAAGTATTTCTGACCTTTGAAATCCTTGTATGTTTTCAATATTTTGCTGAAAAATTAATTGGCGTCCTTTATTTATATTTTCACCAATAATATTACCAGTTGTTTGCGTTATCATTTTGGCAGCGACTTGTCTTGCGGCCTGTGCTGCCGCTGCAACAACAGCTACTGCAACTACACCCTTGGCAAAACCATCTCTTGCCTTTTGTTTGGCGGCCAAATCTATATTAGTTGCAATCTGTTCAGCAATCATTGAACTATCCAAATTCATTAATTGCGTTTTTATTGTTGGAGTAACAGGTTTTGCGACACCTATTTCTTTTGCTGCATTTGTTTTGCCCAATTCATAAGCTTTTTTTATGTGTTCATTAACCACACCATTAACTTGATTTTGGCTAACTATGGATATTGCACCTATTCCTGCAATATCTCCAGCCTTTAAACGATTTTTAATGTTCAACAACCCTCGGGCTATCATAATTCCAATAACCGCGATTAAAGCATTTTTTAATTCTTGTTGTTGGTTATCATAAGCCTGATTTAGACTATACCAATCAATTTTTTGTTCTTGAATAGACAATTCACGCCAAATCCTAAATTGCTGTTCACTAAGACAAAAATGTTCACTAAAATCAAAAACCGACTTCTTTTTTTGTGCTCCACCGCTCTTAATAATTGCCTCCGCAGAAGCAATTGATTCTTTAGCTCTTGCTCTAGCAGCATTTATTTTTTCCAGGGCAGACGCTAAACGATCAGCGGGTGATTGCCCGACAGTCGTTGAAGTTTTACCTTTGGATTTTTTAGCTTTTTCCGCAATTCTTTGAGTGGATTGTGCCATTAGTGCCTTTGCTTTAGCCTCAAGCATATCTGCCTTTTTTAGATTAGATTGCTGCTTGGCAATAGTAGCTTTGGCATGAGCAACAGCCTTTGCTCTCATAGCAACAGCCATAACTCCACTTTGTGCTCCCTTTTCTAGTTTAGCCTGTTTTTTTAATTCCTTGAGTTTGTCTTTGCTCTTTTTATCTTTTTTCCCTTTTAAAGAATCCATTTGAGATTTAATGGAATCTATTTTTGATTGAGAATCATTATATTGTTTCTCAAATCTTGAGCTTTGGTTGGCAGGAGCAGCTTTGCTTCCACCCTTTTTTAAAGCCTCTGAAATCTTTTTTTTAGTTTCTTCCGTTTGTGCATGACCTCGCATAGCTTACTCGTTAGGTTCTAAAGGAGCCTCTTCTTGTGGAATTTGAGATTCTATTTCCTGCACATCCATCATCTCCAAATCATCTTCTGTTAATTCTGGTAATCCTATATTATTGGCTACCCATTGCATCATCTTAGAATCAACTTTGATTAAACCTGCATCTACTAGAGTTTTTAGGGTTGTGGCAAGTGAAGCTAAATCTTTATCGCCCAATTTGGTAAACGTTAGATTTATGGGTTTGCTTGGTTTTAATCCATTCCATTCAAGTAATGGATTGATAACTTGCCTTGTTATTTCATTAACATAGTATTTCATTCTGTCTTGAATGTACGTCAAGAAAAAGCCTTTTGCGCTTGTAGATAGAGCAAAACTGCCTGTGTCTGTTGTTCCTAAATTTAGAAAAGCACAAAGACCAGCGTGCAGAATCATAAGATCGTGATGTTCTATTTGCTCCTTAATTCCTACACTTGAAGATTGAGACCCTGCAGGTGTTAAAATAACCATTTTCCATTTTTCATTAGGAAGAACCACACCAGAAGTTTCATTTGCTCTTAGATTTTGGACAGTACCCAAAGCAGAATCAAAATCTTTTTGAGAAGAACCTTCTGGAAGGGTAATAACAGGAACACCAACTCCAAATCTTTCCGCAGAAATTGCGGCAATTTGATAAAGATTATTTTTTAAATACCAATGTTTGTAGCAGTAACGAAGTAAAGGAATTCCAGTAATATCATCACCCTCCATGTCATTGGTGAATACTAAACATTTTTTAATTGGCAACTGAACGTAGTAATTTGCTGCTTCATCTGTTTTAAGCACTTGAACAACACCTCTTGAGCCGTCATCTAATTTCCAGCGCAAGATAGAGCGTTGGATACGAGGTGCTAAATCTTTGAGCATAATTTTTCCATCTACCATTTTTAAACAAATCTCAAATATGGAAAATCCAAAATCTAAATTGGTTAAGGCTTCCCTAAAAAAGTTTTCCCATGTTCGTCCTTCCATTTCAAAAAGATTCTTTTTAACAAATTCCACTATTTCTTGATCTGCTGGGTTATCAGAGGCGCATTCAACATCAAATTCACACGCAAGCATTGGAGCCTTAACAGCTTTTAACAATTGAGCTACACGTGCATCGCCACGGCGCATTTGTTCAACTAATTCCGCACGATCAATGTTATTCGCCCAAAGTGTTTCATATTCTTCACTAAAGAATCCACCGTAACGTTGAGTACCCGAATCGCCTATCGTAACAGGCATCAATTCGGGCGGCAATGGTGGATATAACATTTGTGGAGTATTTGCGCCCGGAACTCCGATATTTACTACATTCGGAGAAGCTTTTGCGAAGGGTAATTGCCCTGGAAATGGATTAGTCGGACTTCCTGCAACTGGTACTGATTGAATTTGATTAGGTGATGGATTAGAAGGAATAGACGGTGCGCCCGGAGGACGAATTGAAACCATAAAAATTTATTTAAAAGATTTTTCCGCGAATGCCTGCAAATACTGGTTTTGCCACTATTGAATTTTCATCTTGTGAAAATGCCGTAATTGTTGATCTATTAGCCCATTCCAGACAATAGATTAATGAATCTATGTCGTCATCATGATCTACCGCAGGAAAACAAGAAAGTTTTTCCGCAAACGCTCGCATTGAAGTGTGTAAATGTATTTCTCCACGCTCGAAAGCTGGTTGGTGCATCTGCAAACGAGCTGTTTTATCTTTTCCTTCTGGTTCCACTGCAAGAATTGCTATGTTTCTATTATGATTGTTCACTTGCGGCAAGTCAATTTTTCCTGCCTGCCAATCGAGAATAAGTTGATAAACTGCCACTTGCGTCAAGACTTTTTCAACTCCACACGCTATAACTTGGTTGCCATATTCTTGATATGTTCTAACTAATAGTGCCGCTTGTTCTAATTGGGAAGCTTTGCCACTTTGAAGCCTTAAGACGTAACGATGAGCATCGCCTCGAAACCTTCCAACCACACAAAGTCCATAGAAGTCTGATGTCTTAGAGGTTCCTGCTTGTGGGTCAAGCATAATAACAACTTGTAGATCAGTCGGATTTTTTACTTGAGTATAAAAATGCGGTTCAATCCATTCAATCGGAATGACTGATAAAGAAGCGTCTGTCGGGGTGTTCTGATATTCTTGCATAAAAGCCCTAGAGCCTATTTTTTCTTTTATTGTCTCTAAATCTGCAAGTGAGAACATTTGAGGCCAAATACTTTGACCGTTTTCAATCGCTTTGCGAAAAATACCGCCATGTTGTTTATACCAAGCCAAAATTTCAGCAAGAGGCGAAATAACTGTTCCAATAAACTTAATTTTACTTTTCGTTTTATCTCTTGACGGAAAAATGACGTTATAAATCCAGTTGTGCATTTTTAATCTGCGCTCTGGACTGTTTACTTCCTCATCGTCTTCAATGTCATCAAAGATTATTTTAGAAGGACGATTGTTTTTAATATTAACGCCACGGCCTTTTCCTGCTCCTCTAGCAACGACATTAACTCCGTTTGTTGTTTCAAAGTGCCTGTTCGTCCATTTATGGCTAAGAAGATAGTCCGACGGTACGAGATTACCGTACACCTGAATAAGAGTTTCATTATTTTCAAACTCTTGCTTGATTGATTCAAAGTGATTTTGGGCGTCTTGAAGAACATTGGCTATGTACAAAATAACCTTTTCCAAATTGTAAACTACGTCGTGAATCGTGTCGATTTTTTCCCAAGTAGATTTTGCATGTCCACGTGGAAAAATAATAGCCGAATCTCTATCGCTTGATAATTCACGAATCAAATCTAAATGACATTCTGGAACTTCATCTATTCCTCTAATAATATGCGAAAAAAAATATCTGCCAAAAATGTGCAGCATGTTTTTATCTTTTAATGATTCAAAAACAAATCTTTTTTGGTCTACAATTGGCAATGTTTCCACCATTTCCAACCATTCTGAGAAAGTTGGCGCATTTATTTCTTGTTTTTTTACAATTCTAATGGGATTAAGGATTTTCAATATTTATTTTGTCAAGGGTATGAAAATTTAAGCTCAAAAGACAACTTTGCTCACCGCAGAAATGAAAAACATTTGTGTTATAATATTATCCATTGTTTTTAGCTTTTATTTTTTCTAAAAATTCCTTGGCTTTATCTGAAAGTGGGGGCGGGTCAACGTTAGCTTCTTCATGAATTTGTTTTTCTGCAAATTCATCTGGAGAAGTATTTTTCAGAAATTTCCAGGCTAAATCTCGATCATTTAAACCTTGCACTATGGTTTGTTTTGCCTTTAGCTTGGGGTCAAACCTATATGATAATAATTCTTCGTATAATTGAGAGCCCTTTGGAGCGTTGTAGTAAAAAGCATCAACACTAATTCTTGCGTAACGACAAGCCTCCAAAATGTTGGCATAATTTGAAAATGCAATTTTTAATTTACCAATAATATCTTCTGTAAATTTACTTGGTCCTTTTGGGCCTCGCTTACTTAATGGAGAATTGGCGGCTTTACGATATGCAATTCTCCGCGCTTTTTTTTCTGCTTGAGTTCTTATTCGTTTTGACATAAAAAATTAAATATCAAATAATCCTAAAGTTCCCTTAATTGGCTTTAAATTTTTAAATTGTTTTACGTTTCTAATATACCATGAATATAAATTTTTTTTGTATGGGAATTGGGCTTTTTGAGTGTCTTCTGGTTTCATTGGTTGAATATCATAGAGTTCAACGGAACATAATTGAACGCCTGTGGGATAGATATTTGGTGATTTTGAGGAACAAATAATTATCTCACCGCGATACGGAGTAGTCCAATCTCTAATTTCTAAAGTCTTTTCGCCGTTAGCAATTAAATTTGCCCAGGGCTGTTTTACAGATAAAGCTTTCATAGTTTATATTCCCATCCTGAAGTAATACGTTTTGCACTTCCCATAAAGGGAAAGCGTCCTGTGTGTGGCGGATTTCTGCCAATGTTTTTTAATTTCCAATTTGGATTTCTGTTTAGGGAATTCATGAGTGATGGCGCTGATGTAGTTATTATGTATCTGTAACCTTTTTTTAAATAATAATCACCAATAAAGTCTAATAATTTACTCCCAACTCCTATTCCCTGATAATCTGGCAAAACAACTAATCTGTGAACTCTGCGAAAATTTCTAACTATTGGGTGTGGAAAACTTAACACGGCTATAAATGCAATTGGTTTGTTTTCATATTCGGCAATAAAACACTTTGCGCCTAAATGTATATGGGCGTCTAAATAGTGATAACGCCTAAACATAGGCCAGATAAATCTGTTTGATTCTTTAATTGTGATATTAATTTTTGGTCTGACATATTTTTGGTTAAAAAAAAACTCATGGTGTTAGTGTTAAACACCCAATCTGGCTCGAGCCATTCCAGAATATCATCATGACAACTTACGGCAATAAACTTTTTGTTTTGTTTTCTTATGGCTTTTGCCATTGCCAATGAGCCAATTTTGGCTACATTACGATCAACAACAGAGGTAAACTCATCAAAAACTATAGGACTTTTATTTTCCAAAATTGCCTTGGCTAAATCTACACGCATTTTTTCGCCATTGGACAAAACAGAATACGGTTTCAGCCACGATGGGGTAGAGCTAAATCCAACAGAATTAAAAGTTCTGGTTATTTGATCTATGGTTGCATTTTCGGGCATATTATCAACTACGGCGGCATTATTGTAATTAAAATTCTGGATATAACTTTCTGGAAAAAGTTCCTTGGCAATTGTTGTTTTGCCTGTTCCTGAATTGCCGTAAATAACACCAATATTCCATTCTAGATTTTCAAAATTTATTTCTCCTTCAAAATGTTCTTTTATATTGTTATTTTGAAAATCAAATTTGCCTTGCACCGCTGCAACTCTAAAGGTCTTTTTTAAATCTGATTGTCGATCAATAGAAAATTTCATATCGAAATTATACGACACTTAAAACCCATTTTCTCTAATTTATTATAATTTACTTCCTGTTCCTCTTCGTCCACGCATTCAACAACCACTTCAAAAATGCTTTTAAGATTTTTTGGCTTTTCAATTATTGGTTCTTCTAAATTTTCCAAAGAAAAGCCAGTTAATTCTTGTAAATCTAATTCCAAGCCTTCTAATTCGATTATTGCCAATTCCATATCCCATGCACTTTCGTTAAGTTTATTATCCGCTAAACGATAAGCCTTAACCTCGACTTCTGTAAGATTTTTGGCAGAAATACATGGAACAATTTCCATTTTTAAATGTTGAGCTGCAAGCAATCTGCCGTGTCCAACAATAACAACGTTGTTAGAATCAATTACCAATGGCTGTAGAAAACCGAATTTGTTAATTGAAGCGGCAACTTGTTCAATTTGTTTTTGAGTGTGCTCTTTGGCGTTTTTTTCGTATGGCTTTAAATCTGATACTTTAATTTGTTGTATTTGCATTTTGTTGTTGCTGTTTAATTTTTAATTCATTTTCGTAGATTATTTGCAATTCATCTTTGACGTCCTGTAATTGGTGCCAATGAATAAAAATCATGCGTTTTTTAGGGAGGCGAATAGGGTAATAGCCGTTATCCTGACATAAATCCCAAAAAGCTTTCTTATGGTTACCGTGGATTTTGCCCGCAAGAGTTAATTCATTGAATTTTTGGCCAAGAGCAATAAATGGATTGATATATTGGGATTTTTTCCAGAAATTTTCCGAGGTTTGAAAATCTAGCTTTCCTGTTGAATCTTCTATCTGGATAAGTAGGTTTCTAAGCTCTTGTAGATTTGGTGGATTATTTTTCATTTTTTGGAAAGAAGTAGAATACCAACATCAAAAAATAAATTCCTGTAAGTACCGCCTGCGTAGCCTGAAATGCAGAGCCAAACAATGAACCGATTAGACATAGTCCACTTAACCCTAAACATAAATTTTTCATGAAAAAGATTTAAGAAATACGAGATTTGATTGATCGAATCTTTGATTCTAATTCACCAATTTTTTGGTTATGCTGGCGGGCTTGCTGGATTACCATTTCAACCAGTTTATCCTTATCGACTATTAATTGCGGCAAATCTACTAAAATGTCTTCCAGCAATTCGCAGTTTTTGGCCAAAATTAAAGCCTTAAGATCACCAACCGTAATGTAGCATTCTTCATGATCTGGTCGGTCAAATATTTCTCCCCATATTTCTATAATTTTATCGCTCATTTTAAGTAAAAAAGTTGATCTGGATTAATTTCAAGAAATTCGCATACCTTACGAATATTGTCGCCCTTATTGGGGTTATTAACATTTTTGGCCCAATGATTAACCATTGGAATGCTTACGCCACAATATCTGGCCATGTCTGTCTGTTTTTTATCGAGTTCAAACAGTCTTTGTCTGATTCTGTTGCGGAATTTTGGAATTTTGAAGTTATTATCCATACGCTTACATTATATATCAAAAAGAAACGTTTTGCAAACTCATTTTAGAGATACTACGAAACAAATTGCAATTTATTAAAGTTAATTCTATTTACAATGCTTGCTGGCTAGTATAAAATAAAAACGTAATTAACTTTAATTACATTTTATTACATCAGCCGCAAGGCAAAAAAAACTATGAAAAACGAAAACTTAAATATCTGCGACTGGTGCGGTGATAGCACCGACAACGCAGAGCGCACGCACGGAAATTACGTCAAGTTCGCTAATACCAATATGGAGCAAGCCTTGTTGTGCGATGATTGTGCGGAAGGCGCCTTCAGCTGTCAGCTATCTACATGCGGCAAGCTAGGCGACCGTAACACTACGGGATACTATGGTGATGGTTACTGCTCCCATGAATGCCAACATACATGTACCACTTGCGGTGGCGTGGATGAGCATAGCCCTAATTGTGAAACTTAATTTATTATTTAATTTCAAAAATATGAAAAACTACAAAATAACAAAACAGGACATCGTATATGTATCGCTGCTAGGTGTTTTGCTCATAATCTGGGCCGTAATTGAATTAACGCATTTTACTTTTTAATTTTAAATTTATGGAATTAAAAGATTCGGTTTTAGAAAAAATGGCCGCACTGGAAATGAAAAACAAAAATTGGAAAGAAAAACACGGCAGAAATTACCCATTTTTTGTTTCCTTAATGGAAACTTATAACAATATTTTATTAACTATTCAAAAATGAAAACAATCACACTCGACCAATGGAGAAATACACATATTGACTACAAGGGTTATGTAGATGGCCAACCTCATTTACTCACTCAAGACCCCACAACAGGGGAAACAATATCAGAGCCTGTTGAAGTTGATCGCTCTATCCCGCCTGTAATATCCTCCGATAAGTTTATCGGTGCAATGACTCGAGGGGTTTTGGAGCTGCCATCTGATACTTTAAGCGCAATTTATAAAGAATTTCACAAACAAGTACTTGACCATGAAGATTATTTTTACTGCTTATTCATTTTTGGTGAAAAATATTATGTCCAGAAAAATGGCGAAATGGGATATACAGCCATGTTACCTGACGAATACTAATATGCCACAAGCTTTCCACGCTTATACCAAGCCAATGCAAGATGGACGGCGCAAGATACCGCCTAGTCTTCATAGCCAAATTAGGCAAGACTATGCAGATTTAAAAAGTCAACGAGCGGTGGCCAAAAAATATAATGTAAGCCGCCGCCTTATTGTTTTTATTCTTTATCCCGAGCGGTATAAGGAATTTCAAGGCCAACGGTATAGTCTAAAAGTCTGGCTCAAATATTATGACAAAAAAGCACACGGTAAAGCAATCCAGCTCTATAGAGCCAAAAAACGCAAATATAATTTACAATATAACCCTGAAAAAATATGCAAAAATGTAGATGGTGCCAGAAAGAAATAAAAAAAGGGTATGCTTATTGTTCCTTGGAACATGCACATGCTGATCGATTCCGTCATCCCGAACCCATAGAACTTGACTCTGTTGAAGAGTTTTGGGAAACAGAAGAAAAACTATTATTTAACAAACCTTAAAATGTCAAAAATCTGTC